ACACGTAACGGAATTGTGGTATATGATGCAAATGGAGTAATTCAAGTAACCACACAAAATGGTGCAGAACTTACAGTTGGACAAATTACAACTACTAGAAGTGATCCGTTTAGATTTAGACCTAAATATAATACACTTAAAGTAGACAGTGATGCTATTAAAATAAGTGATCCTAATGATAATACAAGGTATATAAGTTCAGTGGATAATATGCGAGATAATATCAGTGAAGTTGGTATTACAGAAGCAAGTTTCTTACCATTATGGATGGCAACTTCACAGGGTACTAATGTCCAACAATTAGGTTACGTTACTGCGGTGCCTTTATGCTATTGTAAGCCTGGTACAAGTCAGCAAATTCTGTTAAATATACAAAACAGCGGGTTTGATTTTAAGAATATTGACTTTGAAATTGACAGATATCTAATAGATAGCACTCAAAATAACAGCAATGAGCAGTATATCAAGTTCGGTAATTATAGATATAATGTTTAATACAGATAAATAAGTACGTTAGAGAGGATAAACTATGCCAAGTAATATAGATAATACAAGTATTGACGCAACGTTTCCGGTAGCAGGGCAGGACAACGATTCGCAAGGTTTTAGAAATAATTTTAATACCATTAAAAACAACTTCACTGCGGCTAAAAACGAAATAGAAGATTTACAGACTAATACTGCAAAGTTAAACACTTCAAACAACTTTCTTGGCAATGATCTAACAGGTGCTAACTTAATTGGTAATAGTGAAAAGCATTACGCAGGTGGTACAGTAGTTGCTCCACAAGATGTTAGTTTTACTAATGGTAACTTCCAAACATTTACAATTGGTGGTAATATTACTTTAACTTTAAAAGATTGGCCTGCAACAGATAAACTAGGAAAGATTAGAGTACAACTCCTTGATACATTAGGAGACAGTACAGCAAGAACAGTAACTTGGGCAACTGAAGGTGGAACTATTAAAAAAGGTCCAGGTTTCCCAGATCCATTTGTTGTAAATAGCAACCAAGATCCTTTAGTAGTAGACTTTTGGACATTTGATGGCGGTACAACTGTTTACGCACAATACGTTGGTCAATTCTCGTAAGAGGATAAACCATGGATCACCCATTAATTGATAATTTAACCGATCTCACCGACGAGCAACTTACAGATAAATCTGTTAAATTAACTAAAAAATTTTTCCAAACACGCAATCCCCAAGCACAAAGACAAATCCAGATTGTTTTAGATTCTATTAAATTAGAACAAAGAGACAGAATGGAGAAAAAACGGTTAAACAACCCTAATAAAGATCTTGACAATTTAATCAACATCGACTAAAATAGTAGTATGCTTATGAAAACAGATTCCTTAGGTGTTCCGCGATTCACCAATAAAGATTTATTAGATTTAATCTACACAGGCAATATTGATAAATGCCATGTTGTTCTTTGTGATCCATCTGATGATGTTGATAAGTTTAATCAATTCAGTGAAGAACAGGGTTTAGGAAAATTAACCAAATATGTTCCAATTGACGTAGATAAAACTACTTTTGATAATGCTTGTCAAAGCGAATGGTTCATGCCAGACAAATATAAGAATTTGGATATTAATACACACATACTAACACGTTTAATGGAACACTTACAAAAAGATGATGTAGATGAAGTAACAAAAAGTAAAGAATGGAATAGAGCATTTGAAGAAATACAAGAATTTGAAAGACGCGATATGAAAAATTTGCTTAGATATATGGTGTATCTAGTAGACTTTATGCGTGAAAACAACATAGTTTGGGGTGTAGGACGTGGATCAAGTGTAGCAAGTTATGTCTTATACTTAATTGGAATACATAGAGTAAACTCAATCCAGTTTGACTTGGATTGGCGTGAGTTCTTGAGATAAATACGTACATAATAGGAGAACTAAAATGGCAATGAAACAGACAGGTCGTAAAGTTTATAAAACTATGCAAGGTAAATCTTTAGACATGGATTTATTAAGACAAAAGAATGAACTTACACCAGCAGTTGGAAATGCTAGAGTTAATGCACGTGGCGACGAATTAGGTCCAGGTGGCAAAATTATTAAAAAGAGAGATGAAATCTTAGACGAGTACTACAGAGATAATCCTCAAGCCGCTCCTGACGAAAGTCCATCACGTGGTATTGAAACTCAACCAGAAGAAACAACTTCTACTCCAGAACCAGTTGTCGAAGCAAAAGAAGAAGTAGTTGAAACTTCTTTAGATGCAGAGATGAATGCTATAGATAAAGAAGCAGAAGAAACAGGTACTGAGTGGGTTGAAGACGCTGACGGCAATTTTGTAAAGAAAAAATAAGAGGTGAATATGTTAAACGCTCAAGCAATGGCGGGAGGTACACGACCTTCGATTAATATTGTTAAGGGTAGCCTAAGACCTTTAAAAAATCGTGTAATTGTTAAAGAAATGAACTTTGGTGAAATGAAAACCAAAGGTGGATTAATACTTCTATCAGATGATGGTAAAGATCACGGAATCAAACCACGTTGGTGTCAAGTAGTTGCTAAAGGCAAAGACAACAACGATGAGTATGAAGTAGGTGACTGGATTCTTGTTGAACATGGACGTTGGAGCAGAGGCTACAATGTTAAATGGGACGATGAATCTGAACCTACTATGATGAGAACTGTAGAAGCAGAGAGTGTGCTTTTATGGACCAACGAGTATCCAGACGAAGGATACATATCTGACAAATAGAGGTAAAATTGAAAAACATAGATTTACAAAAATATAAAGACTTCGTCAAAGAAGTCACTAGTAAAGAATCAAACAGTACTATGGTTCTTAACAACAAACTAATTGACCTAGAAAAAGAATCAGGTGTAAATTTAGCATTACTGCTTACAGGCTCAATTGGTATCGCAAGTGAAGGAGGAGAGTTTAGTGAAATTGTTAAAAAATGTATCTTCCAAGGTAAACCTTTGGATGATGAAACTATATTTCATTGTAAACGAGAACTTGGTGACATTATGTGGTATTGGGTTAATTCTTGCCGTGCTCTTGGTTTGGACCCTAACGACGTAATTGCTGAAAACGTGAACAAATTAAAGTCACGTTATCCAGGTGGCGAGTTCGACGCTTACTATTCAGAAAACCGCAAAGAAAACGACCTTTAACATACATATTAGTATGAACTATAATGCAGACGACATCGTTGTTCTAGATGATATTGTACCAAATTGGTTACATGAAGATGTGGTTAAAAACATTCCCCATACTCCAGTTACTTTTGGTCATAGAGGATTAGGTCCATATCAAGGACATCAATTCTTTAGCAATCAATGGACACATGAACAAATAGAAAATGCTCCTTGGCAACTAAGAGCAGTATGGTCTGCGTTTGAAAGTCAAAAGAAAAAGATTAGTGAACGTGTCGGCGACATTGAATTAAATCAAATCCAAATTAATATTACAACTAAAAACTTAAATGGTGGACTACACGTAGATAGTACAGAAAATGTACCAGCATACACTATGGTATATTTGGTTCATGGTGATTCTGGAATGGATTTTTGGTCTGACAATCCAGACAATGGTGGAAAGATGTTTAAAGAAGTTCCATATAAGTCCGGACGTTGTATAGTTTTTCCTAGTAGATATATTCATAGAGGCTTACCCACAATAGAAATAGAACCAAGAATTAGTATTGGTTATGTTTTTAGTGGTGTAACGACACCTTTTGCTCGTTCTAGAAATATTATCATGCCAATATTTGAAGATGAACAAGCAAAAATAATTCAGTAATTTACTTGACTTATTAACAAAAGTATTATATACTTAAAATATTAAGGAGTGTAAATGTATTTTCCACGTAAAAACACAGGTATTGGTACTGCTGGTGCAACAGGAATCGCACTAATGGTATTACACATAACTGGTTATCTTACAGGTTGGGCATGGCCGATTCTTTATGTGATACTTATAGTAATGGGTATTGGTGAAGAACAGGAAAAACGTAAATGATAGGAATTACGTTTTCATCGTTTGACTTATTTCATAGTGGTCATGTTGCTATGCTAAAAGAAGCAAAATCAAAATGTGATTACCTAATGGTTGGATTACAAACAGATCCAACAATAGACAGACCAGAAAAAAATAAACCAATCCAAAGTGTATTTGAACGATATGTTCAATTAGAAGGTTGCAAATATATTGACGAAGTTATTCCTTATGCAACAGAACAAGATTTAATTGATATTTTATTAACTTATAAAGTTGATGTTCGTTTTATTGGCGAAGAATACCAAGGAAAAGAGTTCACTGGTAAGCAACTTTGTATTGACAAAGGCATTAATATACATTATAATAAAAGGCAACATTCATTTAGTACAAGTGGATTACGTAAAAGGATAAAGGAAGTATGAAAGAACTTTGGGTAGAAAAATATCGTCCTAAAACAGTGGACGGATATGTGTTTAGAGATGAACATCAACAAGCACAGGTAAAAAAGTGGATACAAGAAAAAACTATTCCACATTTATTGTTTAGTGGTAATGCAGGTATTGGTAAGACAACACTTGCAAAACTGTTGTTCAATGAACTAGAAATAAATGATTTAGATATACTTGAAATAAACGCAAGTAGAACAAATAGTGTTGATGACGTAAGAGATAAAATTGTAAACTTTGTGCAAATGATTCCATTTGGAGAGTTTAAAGTTGTATTACTTGATGAGGCAGATTATCTAAGTCCAAACGCACAGGCGGCACTACGTGGTGTTATGGAGGAGTATCATACTACTGCAAGATTTATTTTAACTTGTAACTATCCTAATAGAATTATTCCTGCACTACATTCAAGATGTCAAGGTTTTCATATTGCAAAAATAGATCAAACAGAGTTTACTGCTAGAGTGGCAAAAATTCTAATTGATGAAGGTGTGCAACCTGATTTAGATATACTTGACACTTATGTAAAAGCAACATATCCTGATTTACGTAAATGTATCAATATGGTACAGATGAATTCACAAGAAGGTAAACTACTTGCTCCTAATGAAAGTGATAAAGCAGAAGCAGATTGGAAACTTGATATGGTCGAACTGTTTAAAGCAGGTAAGATCAGTGAAGCAAGAAAACTTGTTTGTGGTAGAGCAAGAGCAGAAGAGATGGAAGAAGTTTATCGTTGGTTGTATGATAATATAGAATTGTTTGGTGATGAAGAAAAACAAGACAAAGCAATAATGATTATTAAACAAGGACTAGTTGATCATACACTAGTCGTTGATCCTGAGATTAATTTAGCGGCAACATTAATTAAACTAGCAAGGTTGTAATGACATATCTAGTTAATGAAAACTGTATTAAGTGTAAACACTTAGATTGTGTAGAAGTTTGCCCAGTCGACTGTTTTTATGAAGGCGAAAATATGCTTGTTATTAATCCTGATGAATGTATTGACTGTGGCGTATGTGAACCTGAGTGTCCTGTTGATGCTATTATTCCAGATCACCAAGACGATGGCAAGTGGTTAGAGTTGAATAGTAAATACAGTAACACTTGGCCTAATATTGCAGTTAAGGATATTACTAAAATACCAGAAGATGCAGAAGAATACGCAGGTGTTGAAAATAAATTTGAAAAGTACTTTAGTGACAAACCAGGAGAATAATAGATGAGACATGAAAAAGACGGAACTCCCAAACAAATGAGAGCCAGTCATATTCTATTATCCTTTAGAGGTGCTAAAAACAGTACCCACGGAAGAGGTATTGGTGAAGCAATGGCAGAGGGTGAAAGAATAACTAATGAATTAAAACAAGGTGGAGTAAGTTTCGAGCAAATGGCAAGAGAAAATAGTGCTTGTCCAAGCGGAAAACGTAACGGTGGCGACTTAGGTTGGTTTGCTCCAGAGGACATGGTAATAGAATTTTCTAGTGCCTGTGCTAAAATACCAAAAGGAGAACTTGGTCCACACCCAGTAGTATCTCCATTCGGAGTACACGTTATATGGCGAACAGGTTAAGCGAGAATTTCCCGCAAATAAAAAATAAATTTAAAGATTGGCCAGGAGACTTTGGTCGTATTAAAATATTAGAAGACGAAATTCGCTATGCGAAATCCCAACTACAAGAGCATGACACAGGACATATCTATACTGCTATTAGTTGGTTGGAACACAGACTGAATATGTTGAAAGGAATTGAAGATGACGACAGTTAAATTAGTAAGTTTTAGTCAAGCACCAGAAGGTTGGGACGGATATGATTGTCAAGAACTAATTGCCTACTGTGCTAGGGTAAGTAATCCTGCTAATCAAATGAATAGCGAAACAAGTGAAAAACTTATTAAGTATCTGATTAAACATCAACATTGGTCGCCTTTAGAGATGGTTAATGCTTGTTTAGAAATTAATACTACACGCGATATTGCACATCAAATTGTAAGGCATAGAAGTTTTAGTTTCCAAGAATTTAGTCAACGTTATGCAGATCCAGAGGATCAAGGCGATTTATTTGAATATAGTGAGGCAAGACTTCAAGATACAAAAAATAGACAAAATTCAATTGAAGTAGATGATCAAAAATTACAAAGAGAATGGGAATGGGCACAGATGCGTATTGCCAATCTTGCAAAAAAAGAGTATGACTGGGCAATTAAAAAAGGTATTGCTAAAGAACTTGCTCGTAAAGTTTTGCCAGAAGGTTTAACAAAGACAAGATTATATATGAACGGTACACTTCGTAGTTGGGTACACTACATTGAACTACGCGGTGCCAACGGAACACAAAAGGAACACATGGAAATTGCTCATGCCTGTGCTGAAGTAATTGCAGACGTATTTCCATTAATGAAAAGTTTATGAAAAACCCAGAACCAGTAATATTTTTTGAAACAGAAAATTGGGCCGTAAGGAAACACGCACCTATTAAATCTGCTAAAGAATTTTTACCTAAGGAATGGTTGGAGATTCCTACATATAACGAAAAAGCAGATAAGCCTATTGACGGCAAAAAATCTGTTCGTGCTTGTCCTGGTATAGGTGACTATATGCAAATGGGATATGTCATTCCTGCTTGGTGTGATATGGACATAATGCCTAGTGAAGATGGACAATATGTTGAGACACGTTATTCAGACCCAGATTATAATGGTGCATATCACCCTGCAGATCAAGTAGGTAATAGTTTTGTTAAAAAGTTTGGTGTAAGGACTGCGGTTAAATTAGACTGTCCATGGAAAATATGGAGTAAACCAGGTTGGAGCCTATTATATCAACCAATGTGGTTCCATCAAGAAAAGAACTGGGAAGCAATACCAGGTGTTATTGATCATGACTTAGGTGCTTTGATAAGTCCTATTAACATAATGTTGAAAAAAACAGAGTTGACCCATATCAAAATGGGTGAACCTATATGCCAAGTTATTCCTATCAAGAGAGAAACAGTAGTTGCACGTACTGGTGCACTATCTGAAACTGCCGTGAATAGACACAATGCAATTATTAAACAATTAAAAATTGTTTTTGCAGGTTGGTCTAAATGGCAACACGCAAAGAAGACCTATATCGTAGATAAAAACGATACAGATCTTCCAGGTGATAATTAATCGTCTCCGTATATCTCTAAAACTTCTTGTACTGCTTGATGTCTTTCGATATCGTTATGACTAAATCTGACTATGTCAATGTGCTTGGTTGCGTGATATGAATCTAATTGCTTTATAAAATCTAGCAGACCGTTGTTTTTCATTCTATCTGCTTGATGCAAATCTCCAGTTACTACCATCTGCGATCTTTCTCCAATTCTTGTTAGTAACATTTTCATTTGACTTGCTGTTGCGTTTTGCATTTCATCTGCAACAATAAATGCTTTCTTAAAAGTTCGACCACGCATATAACTTAAAGGTGCAATTTCTACTACACCATCATAAATCATATTTTCAATTTCTTTTTTATTAAAATACTCCGTAAATACATCGAATATTGGGCGGGTCCAAGGTGCCATCTTGTCTTCCATTGACCCAGGTAAGAAACCTAAGTCTTCGTCAACACTAACGGCTGGTCTTGTTACGATAATTTTGTCAACATTACCTTCCTTAAACTCCTTAATAGCCACCTGTACTGCTATAAGTGTTTTACCGGTTCCTGCAGGACCTATTCCAAAAACTATGTTTTTGCTCGTGTCTAACAGTTTTAGCATATATGTTTCTTGGGATTTGTTTCTAGGAAGTATGTTGACGTGTTTATTTGCTTGTTTAAAACTAATAACATTGTTATTAGAGTAATGTTGCCTTTTGGCTTTTTTTGCACCCATTAAGTCCTCCTTTATGAGTTAATCACTATAGACTGCAAATATGTGTCGTAAACACACAATCGCAAGTGTCTACAAAAATATTTACCATGGAAAGCCAAAGACAAAACTACATACATATGGATTAATCTCTGATAAATAAGTGTATAAAGAACAGGTGAACAAATGCACGACGTTTTAAACATAGTAAAAAACATAGAAAGCATATATGAAAGCGATACTGCCCTAGCAGTATTAAAGGACTTTGAACGAGTCTTAGATGAATTAGACATATATGTATATGAAAACTGGGCAGATGGTGAATTAGTATCAGGACCTAATATAGAAAGACATTGGGTTTGTGCTGAATTTATGTGGCCAAGAGATAGAATGCCTGATCCTAGAGGCGGTAAAAGATTATTAGATTATGACTGCCAAGTATCCTATGAAAAAACAACCATTGTTAAACCAAGACAAATTAAAGACCCAGATGATATACGTCCTGGCACTAAAAAAGGCAAATTAGATAGACAACCTATATGGGTAGTTAAAATTAAAATGCCTAAAGATTTAATCATAAACATTTATAGTGGTTACGCAGAACAATTAGATTTCACAAAAGAACCTGCAACTGCAAGTACACAACCAGCAGTAGATAATGTACCTCAAGAAGCAGAAGCAAGTGCTGAAGGAACAGTATAATGGGATTACAAGCAAACGATTTAAAAGATTTAGTATATAGAATTTTTGAAGTAGATTCTTACAAGTCCAAAATGGGCGAAGATAAAGATATTGTTGTATTAAGTTTCAGTTGTATGACTGAAGCAAGTGCAAGAGATTTAGAAAACTTTATTGAAAAAGGTTATCCACACGTATTAGATGCAGATGTGTCAAGTGGTGAACAATCAGACGGAACATATAAAGTATTTGTTGAACTAGAACGAATGAAAGATGTTCCAAAACAGATATTTGAAATAGTTGACGGAGTAAAACTTTTAACAGGTATTCCAGAAATGAAATTTAGATACTACAAGAGTTTCAAATCTATGCCAGCAGAAGAAGGCATACTAGGTGAAACTATTCCTTTAGATAAAGAATCTTATGAAATAAAAGTTAACGAAAATCCTATGGAAAACTATAAGCATTTCTTTAATAGAAGTTACGTAGACAGCATAGATGTTATTAACGAAACACTAATTTTCCAAAAAAAATGGGCAGAGCCTATTAAATTTGAAATATTAGATTTTGGAACTAAAGAAGAAATTGGTAAAACGATTAAAGAATCTTACAACTCGAATTCCTTTGCTGAAGTAATCTTCCTCACTAAATATATTGGAGACTATGACATTCACAAGTATGGTGAGAAGTTTCTAATAGATGAAAAAGATCACACACTTGTATTAAAACGACAGTAAGGATTAAATTATGCGATTATCGAAAAATTTTACGTTGACTGAATATACAAAAAGTCAAACAGCACTTAGACAGGGTATAGACAATACTCCTGGTGATGAGCATTTAGAAGCGGCAAAGACACTATTTGAAAAAGTGGTGCAACCAGTTAGAGATAACTTTGGACCAACAGTGATTAATTCAGGATACAGAGGACCTGATCTAAACAAAGCAGTAGGCGGTAGTGCAACTAGCCAACATTGTAAAGGTCAAGCAGTAGATATTGAAGTTCCTGGTGTAGCAAACTACGATGTAGCAGAATGGATCAAAGATAATTTAGACTTCGATCAAGTAATTTTAGAATTTTACACTCCAGGTATTCCAGATTCAGGTTGGGTTCATGTGTCATATAACAACACAGGCGAGCAACGAAAGTCTGTATTAACAGCAATGAAAGAAAATGGAAAAACAGTATACAAACACGGACTTATCGCATAGTTGTCAAAACTGTGGTCATGAAAAACATGACGGCCCACTATGGAAAGAATTTACAGATGGTGATGGCAAAGTCATAATGATAGAAGTTTGTAAACAAGGAAGATAATGGAAAAAGTAGTTAAAGCAATAGCAGAACATTTAGACGTTGATCCATCTAAAGTTGTACCAACAGCACATTTAATAGATGACTTAGGTGCTGACGACTTTGATATTGTCGAAATGACCATTGCAATACAAAATGCAACAGGCAAAACTATTTCAAGTGAAGACGAAGCCAACGTAAAAACAGTTGGCGACTTTATTAAACTGGTAGAAGCATAATGTTTAGTTCTATTAAAATAGCGATGGTTTTAATTTTGTTGGCAGGTGCCGGCGGTGGCTTTATGTATGTTAAAAACTTACAAAAGAATCTTGCTATCAGTGAGGCCAATAATGCTAAACTAGAGCAAAGTGTTGAAAGTCAAAAAGCAGTAATTACTCAAATTAAAGCAGACTTTGAAGCAATGACTAAAATAAAAGCAGAAATAGAAAAACAAAACCAAATTCTTAAAGCAGAGTACCAGGCTTTAGATAAAAAGTTTAATAAAATAAACGGAAAAGGCGAAGTACGTGATATTGGCGATCTCGCAACAAAGAGGCCTGAGTCCGTAGAGAAGATAATTAATAAAGGAAGTGCCAATGCAATGAGATGTAGCGAAATTGCTATGGGCAGTCCATTAACAGAGAAAGAGAAAAATGCAACTAAGAAGTCTGAAATCAATTCTGAGTGTCCTAGTATTGCTAACCCTAACTACGTTCCTTACTAGTTGTGGGACAGCAGTTAAGCAATTAGACATCTTTACTACAGAAGTTGAACGAGAACCTCTTGCTCTTCCTGAGCCGTTAACTCCTAAACTTGAAGAAATCAAGTGGACAATAATTACATCTGATAATGCAGATGAAGTATTTGAAAAATTAAAAGCAGGAGGCGTAGATCCTGTATTGTTTGGTCTTACCGATGATGGCTACGAAGCACTAGCAAAAAACTTTGCACAGATACGTGCTTATATGCTACAACAAGACGAAATAATTAAATCATACAAAGAATACTACGAGTCAGACGCAAATACCAATAAGAAAAAGTAATGCAAATAACTGTGATTCTCGCAGTTTTACTAATACTAACAGGTTGTACTAGTAAAACAGAGTGCCGCCTAGACCCTGGCGTAGATGTACAGGTAGAATCACCGTCAAAAGACACCAAAGTCGACGATATTAAAGTATCTCCTAAAGCAAACTTATCCTGCAATTTCTAAATATACTACGATAAATACATATACAAAGAGAGAAGTATATGTGGGAAATGATTGAAAGAATGGCATCTGATAGACTGTGGATCTACACAGCCTTGGCAGGGTCATTGTTTGGAGCCGCTTTCTTGTTCTGGTTTAAAGATACTAGAATGGCAATGTGGGCAGTACGCAAGTTTGATAGTTTTTTAGAATATCTAGCAATACGTTGGGGTTGGACTTGGGTACAAAATGATCCTAATGCTTGGCGAACAAAATATCCCTACGTTACGAAAAAGATTGACGAGTTAGAATCTCGTATTAAGAAACTAGAAGGGAAAAAGAAGTAAATGTTTGACCAACTAGGAATGGAACTGACAGATATTTTAGCCCCATGGATTGCAATACTAATATCCATTTCGGCGGCATTTTGGTTTAAGGATTTTGCAGTAAACTTAATGAGTGGATTAAAGTTAAAATTTAATCCTGCCTTTAATGAAGGTGATCATATTATACTAGACGACTGCGATGCAATAATTGTTAAGATTGGTTTACGTGAAAGTGTGTTTGGTGTGTACAGTGATAAAGGTTATGTTTGGAGATACATACCCAATGATAGAATTAAATTCCATAAACTAGAAAAAATTATAAACAAGAACCTTCACTTAGATAGTGAAGCAGAAAAGGGACGCAGAATTCAGGCAATGATTGATAAGGCACAAACAGAAGCAATAAATAAAAATAAAGAAGATATTACAAATTTAAAGAAGGGGAATAAGTAATGGATTGTAAGTGTGAAAATTGTAAATGCGATTGCCACTGTGGGTCAAGTTGCGAAAAATGTCCTAACGATGTTTGTAATTCTTGCAAATGCGAACATTGTAAATAGTTATGAGTATAAAAGACATGATAACGCCTGAGGGCAAAGGACCAAAGAAAGTGGCAGACGTAAGTAAAAAAGTAAATGTAGAGTTAGAAGTTGATACTTCTGTTAAGGACTTAGGTCCTAATCCATATGCTAAACTAATTCATTTAGCACGAGCAGTAGATAGTTGGAGAATTTTTCCACGTATCTTTATTACAACGTATATCTATTTGTTATACAAAGTTGTAATTTGGTACATGGCTATTCCAACTCCAACAATGGAACAATCAGGTTTGGTTTCTATTGTAGTTGGTGCTGGTGCGGCATGGTTTGGATTATATACGGGTTCTAGTAAAAAATCAGACAAATAGTATTTGACTTTCGTTTGAAATAAGTATATAATACTACTATGGATTATTACGATATTTTAGGCGTAGGCCGAAACGCATCATCAAAAGAAATCAAAACTGCTTTTCGTAAAAAAGCGGCAGAGCATCACCCTGACAAAGGTGGTGACGACTCAAAATTCAAACAAGTTAACGAAGCATACCAAACTTTATCTGATCAAGAAAAAAGATCCATGTATGATCAGTTTGGTACTAGTGATCCACAACAAGCAGGATTTAGACAACAAGGACAACAGTTTCATTTTAATATGGGTGGCGCAGGCTTTGAAGAAGTTTTTAGTTCTTTTTTTGGTGACGGGTTTGGAAGAAGACAACCTATGCGTAACCAAGATATTACAATAGCCGCTGATATTGATTTAGAAGACATTGTAAACGGTAAAGAGTTTATTGCTACATTTAGATTAAGCAGTGGTAAAGAGCAAACAGTGAATATAACACTACCTCCAGGTGTAAGACCAGGTGATAAAATACGTTATGGCGGAATGGGTAGTGATCAAATACCAAATAGGCCACGTGGTGATTTATATGTATTAGTAAGAGTCAAGAACCACCATCGCTTTAAATTAGATGGGATAAATTTATATATAGATCAAAACATAAACGTTTTCGATCTTGTACTAGGCACAAATATTTTGATACAAACTATTCATAATAGAAGTATTAAATTAACTGTTCCTCCTGGTACTAATTCAGGCACAACTTTTAGTGTTCACGGACAGGGTCTTCCTGATAGAAGAAGTGGACAAACAGGCAATTTATTTGTAACTGTAAAGGCAATTACTCCAAAAATTGTAGATGAAAATATTTTAAACAAAATAAGAAAGATAAAGAATGAAACTGGTAACATATCCTAATAGTTGGTTAGAAAAAAAGGTAAATCCTTTTGATTTCGAAAAGCATGATGCCAAAGAAGTTGAAAAAGAAATGATAGAAATTATGGACAAGCACCAAGGTGTAGGTCTTGCCGCTAACCAAGTTGCTTTTGAAGGTCAAATCTTTGTAATGAAGCCTGAAGGATTAAAAGGATATGAAGACAATAAAAGTTTTGCAGTTATTAATCCAAAGATCGTAAAAGTAACTGAAGAAACTATTATAGGAGAAGAAGGGTGTTTAAGTTTTCCATTACTATACTTAAAGGTAAAAAGACCTTACGGTTTGGTAGTAGAATGTCTTGACTCTAACGCAAAAGAGTGTACACTAGAACTTGTAGGATGGAATGCTAGAATCTTTGGTCACGAGTATGATCATCTTTACGGAATAAATTTTATAGATAGAGTATCTAAATTAAAACTTGATATGGCAAAAAAGAAACAACAAAAGTTGATTAAAAGATTTACGGAGAAAAATTAATGGTTGAACCCAGTGAAAGTTTACAAGGTGTATTTGATAAAGCAATTGATACTGCTAAAAAGTTAAATCACGACTATGTAACAATTGAGCATTTACTGTTTAGTATGCTTTGTGATGAAACATTCGCAAATGTAGTAAGTGGTTCGGGTGCTGATCCAGAATTTATAAAAAAGAACGTAGAAAATTATCTCAAAGTAAAATGTGATGATATAATCCGTACTGACAAAAGCAAAAAGTTTAAGCCTAAGAAAACACAGGCAGTAGAACGTGTGTTAAACAGAGCATTTACACAGGTTTTATTCAGTGGTAGAAATTTAATTGAAATACAAGACGTATTTTTAAGTATGTTCAGTGAAAAGAAAAGTTGGGCATTATATTATATCAACGAAGCAAAAATTGATAAAGAAAGATTCCAAGATTACATACATAGCGAAGTTGAAACTTCATTTGAAGATGAAGAAATGGCTGGCATGGCTCAACGAGCATTACGTTCATATACAACTAATCTAAACGCAGAAGTTGAAACAGGAAAAATTGATCCTGTAATAGGTAGAGTTGAGGAACTAGAAAGTATTGCCCTTGCACTTGGACGTAGAAGTAAGAATAATGTATTACTTGTAGGTGATCCAGGAGTAGGTAAAACTGCTATCGCTGAAGGACTTGCATGGAATATTGTTAATGGTGCAGTACCAGAATTCTTAAAAGATTATAGTGTATACAACTTAGATATAGGATCTATGTTAGCAGGGTCTAAGTATAGAGGTGACTTTGAAGAACGTTTTAAACTTGTAATGGCAGGATTAAAGAAGCGAGGTAACACTATTGTATTCATAGATGAAGCACATATGATAAGTGGTGCAGGTGCTGGCGGCGGATCAAACAGTAATGATCTTGCTAATATGCTCAAACCTATCCTTACAAAAGGCAATATTAAAGTTGTAGCAAGTACTACGTGGGAAGAATATAGAAAATATTTTGAAAAAGACCGTGCTTTAATGAGAAGATTTGCTAGAGTTACAATAGATGAACCTAGTAAAGAGATTACAAGACAAATTTTAATGGGAATTAAAAAATACTACGAGCAGTTCCATAGTGTTAACATCACTGAGGAGGCTGTAGATGCTTCAATCAAATTAAGTGTCAAATATCAGTCTGACAAAAAATTGCCTGATAAAGCAATTGACTTAATTGATTGTGCCTGTGCAAGATTTAAATTGAAAAAAGTTAAAGGTGACAAAGAAGTTACTGAGGACAGCATTCAGTTTGAACTTGCAAAGGCGGTGCAAATGCCTGTAGAACAGATTGCTGAAACTGAAACAAGCAATTTAGCAAACTTAGAAAAGAACTTGAAAGCAGAAGTTTACGGACAAGACGAATGTATTGATGCTATTACAGATAAAATACACGTTTCACAAGCAGGACTTAAAGAAGAAAACAAACCTGTTGGTTCTTTTGTGTTTATGGGTCCAACTGGTGTTGGTAAAACTGAAACTGCTAGACAACTTGCAAGTAATTTAGGTGTAAAACTAGTAAGATTTGATATGAGTGAATATCAAGAGAAGCATTCTGTTGCTAAACTTATTGGCTCACCTCCAGGTTATGTAGGTTTTGAAGAAAATGCAGGACTATTAATTACTAAATTACAAGAAGCACCTAATTGTGTATTGTTATTAGATGAAATAGAAAAAGCACACCCTGATGTTTCTAGTTTATTACTACAAATCATGGACAATGGTTTTGTTACAGGGTCTAATGGTAAACAGGCAGATTGTAGAAATATTGTTTTGATCATGACTACTAACTTAGGTTCACAAGAAGCAGAACAAAATAACATAGGGTTTGGTGGCACTATGGAAAAAGAATACGAAGACAAAGAACTTAAAAAGTTTTTTCCACCAGAATTTAGAAATAGACTTGACGGTATAATGACATTTGGTAAACTAGATAAGAATACAATGCTTAAAATTGTAGGTAAGTTCTTAGTGATACTTAAAGATATGCTTAAAGAAAAAGATGTGTCAGTTACTATTACCGATGAAGCAATAGATCAATTAGTTGAGCAAGGTTTTGATAGCAAAATGGGTGCTAGACCTTTACAACGTATTATTGATAAAGAACTAAAAACTCCACTATCTAAAATGTTGCTATTTGGAAACCTTAAAGACGGCGGCGTATTAAATATAGACTATAAAGATGAAAAGTATATATTAAATACTGAGGTTAAGGAAAAAATAGCAGATGAAGTTTGATACTACATATAAACTATTCTACGACAAATACAAGTATAAACTACTTGTAAAGAATACCGTAGCCTTCATTTTTAGAAACAAAAGATTAGATTATTCAAAAACTAGAATTGACGAGATTCTAACAAATGAAAAAGAAGAAGGACAGTATGTATTCAAGTACGGACCACGTATTAGATTTGCTCAGTCAAGACCTGTTCCTGTAAATGACGCAGAGGATTTGACTATCATACAAACTACACTAGAACGTGGTGAAGATTTTATGGTAAGATGCGAAAGTATTTGGTTATCTGTGTTCTCTAATAATAAAGATTGGCTACGTAGATTTGGTAAGAAATTAAATGCTGAAACTATATTCTTTGCTCCACCTGATAATATAGACATAGACAAAAATACTATTATACGTAAAAGATCCTGGCCTTGGTCTATAAGGATTACATTACAAGGTAAAGGAGATCCTGCACTTGCAGATTGGTTAGTAGCAAACAAAGATAAAGCAAAGGCAGGAGATGCTCTGATACGAGATTTAAAACGTGGTTTTGACCTTAAAGGCCGTTATATATGGGTTAAAAATGAAGGTGCAGTTACTATGATTAGTTTATTTTTAGACAAAGGACTGCTTAGACAAGACAAAGTAGTATACGTAGAAACAGATAAATAGTTGTATGTCCAGCAATAGTACAATAATAATGAGTCAACAAACTCACCCAGGTGATAGCACAATTCAAACTGTCACTGGTGACAAATATAAAGGTGACGGATACTACGGTAGAGCCGATGGTTTCCACACGGTGCAGTATAATCTTACAGGATTTTTAGGCACAATTAAAATGCAAGGTACACTTGCAATTGACCCAGCAAGTACTGACTGGTTTGATATAACAGGCACAGATCATACACATGGTTCATCTGTAGATGGCACTATTTTTAAGAACTTTACAGGTAACTTTGTATGGGTAAGAGCAATAGTAAGTAACTGGACAGATGGCTCTGTGCAGAGTGTATTATTAAACCACTAGGAGGATTTATGAAGAACTTTATAAGCATAGTATTTGAAAACAAAGATGCTCCTGAAGTAGATGAATATCTTATTGATACAGTACTAGAATCAGCAGAACCTGGGTTATTAGAAGACTTAACAGATTATGAATCATACGAAACAGAAGGCGATAAAACAGTCGTTACAGTAGGATTACATAAAGCATTAAGCGAAGATGAATCCAGCGAAGTAGCAAATTTACTAGCAAATAAACTGTTTGATCAGGGTTATAGCAACTTCGATATAGAAATCAGCATATAGCATATATTGATAAATACTTGTAATACGTATTATGAGGTAATATTGCTATGACTAAATCTTTTAAAGACTATCTAGGTGAAATACAAGAAAGGGATTTATACCCTGAAGAAACCTATGAAGGTAATGACTTTTATTATGCTTACGGTGATATGTACTTCAACGATGACGAGATTGTTGACGAAGCGGAGTACAGAGGACGTAAAGTAAAACTTGGCAAACCTATGCAAGGTGACGTCAAGAAGTTCAAAGTATACGTTAGAGATCCTAAAACAAAGAACATTAAAAAAGTAAATTTTGGTGATCCTAATATGAGAATTAAAAAATCTAATCCAGCACGTAGAAAAAGTTTCCGTGCTAGACATAATTGTGATAATCCAGGACCAAGAACTAAAGCAAGATATTGGAGTTGTCGTAAATGGTAAAAATAAATGAATTCCATGATAGCGAACAGGACGACAATAAACTAAATTTTAGTATTGTTCACGATTTGCATACACATATGAAAAACGATCCTATGTTTTATAGGAAACAATATTACCCAACTATGTGTGGTTGTCAAGACAAATTGCAAAAAGGTGAATCTATAGGCCCAGAAGATTTAATGGATATGATTAACAAAGGTGTTAAGCATTATTGCAACAAATACGATTTACCTAAACGTCCAGATGATTTACTAGCACAAGAAGAAGTTTTATCTTTAGCAGAAAAAATCTATGGAGAAGAAATGGAGTCGATGAGAAAAGGTGATTACTAATGCTTCTAAGACATCTAACAGAGAATCAGAAGTCGGCTGTATTTGCATTCGGAAGACTTAATCCTCCAACAATAGGACACAAGAAACTAGTAGATAAAATTAAATCTATTCCTGGTGATCATTTTCTATTTTTAAGTCATACACAAAAACCAGCAACAGATCCTTTAACACATCAACAAAAAGTTTCATTCGCACAAAAAAGTTTTGGTGCAGATATTACCATAGGTAGTGATGGTGTAAGAACTATCATTGATGCTATGAAAAAATTAGAAAGTTTAGGTTATACAAAAATTGTATATGTAGCAGGAAGTGATAGAGTAAAAAGTTTTGACGAATTATTAAAAAAGTATAACGGTGTTGAATATAATTTTGACATTATTGAAATAGTAAATGCTGGAGAAAGAGATCCTGACGCCGAAGGTGCAGAAGGAATGAGTGCAAGTAAAATGCGTTACCATGCAAACAAAGGTGAGTTTGATGAATTCAAAGACGGTGTTGCAGGTGATGAAAAATTAGCAAAAGATATGTACGATGCAGTACGTTCAGGTATGGGCATAAGTGAACAAGACTTAGATGAATTAATTGTAAAACAGCAAAAGCCTAAACTAGATGTGCTTAATAATATTTCAAGCAGAAAAGACAATGAACCTTTTCCTTTAAGTTGGAATGCTAATCCAGATGAGATTACAGTAGGTGGTAAAATTTTTATTGCACCTGATCAAGCAAATAGATTTTTACGTTTTTATGATGGACAAGAAAAAGAAAATCAAGAACTAATGCAAAAGGCATTAAGAAGTGCAAAAACAACTGCTAACTTATTTAAAAACTTAGGTATTAAGTTTGATTGGAAACAAGATGAAAACTTTGCTGATGGTAAAAATCCTGGAGACAAAGGTAGTTTAAAAGCAAAAGTAAAAGGCAAAGTAACATTATCAAAAGCAAAGAAATTAAAATCTAAAAAGAACGCAACACCCAGAGATAAACAATTAGCAAATTGGTTTATTAATATGCACAAAGGCAAAAAGAAGAAAAAATGAGAGCAAGAGAGTTTATAAAGGAAAAATGGAGCAACAAGTATAAGAAAAGTATTAACTGCTCTAATCCTAAAGGATTTTCACAAAAGGCTCATTGTGCAGGTAGAAAGAAAAAGAAGTAATGGACATAGATACATTAAAAAAATTAGCAGGTATTAATGAGTTTCAAGGATACACTGAATACAAAATAGATGAAAATCCTAGCATTACTGCAACTGCACTAAAACAAAAAGAAAGAGATATGGGTATTAAGCCAGGAGACAAAGACTGGTTTAAACTTTGGTTTTCAAAACCTTACATGACAGGGCAAGTTCAATTTAGAGGGCGTAAAAAGAAATGAGATTCAAAGAGATTTCAGAAGGAGTAGGATTAGTCGTTCCTGGTGTAAACACAACACCAGATGTAGGTCCTAATGAAATCAAAAAGCAGGCCGCTAAACTTGGATTAAAGGTTGACAAAAACGGTGTACCAGTGTATACTATGCATAAAAAGGCTCACAAAAATAGTGATCCTAATAAATTATTTAATTTAGGTATGGCAGAGTCAAAAACAGATGAATGGAAAATAATGCCCCAAACAATTAAGCCTATGGGTTTAATACATAAGCCGGGCAAAGGTCCTAACAACAGATTTGATTTTAAAAACAAAGGTAATAATAAAGCAAACGAAGTAACTGCAAAAGAACTATCTAGTGCAAGTGAAATATACGTAGACATGGACGGAGTATTAGTTGATTTCTTTGGTCCTTGGACAAAACTTTTAGGTGTAAGTAATTGGCGTGAAATTAAAGACATAAATGCCGCACTACAAAAAATCAGAGATACAGAAGATTTTTGGATTAAATTACCAAAGGCACCTAATGCAGATAAGTTACTTGGAATAATAAAAGATATTAAAGGCGATTATACAATATTAAGTGCTCCATTGGCAGACGATCCTAGAGTAGAACCTAGCAAACGTGAATGGGCAGAAAAAAATCTTACTTCTTTTCCTCCAAAGGAAATTATCATAAACTCAAACAAGGCAAAATATGCCACTCAACCAGATGGCACACCTAATATATTGATTGATGACTTTGGAACTAATATAGCCAAGTGGGAAGCGGCAGGCGGTGTTGGATTCAAACACAAGGACCACAAATTTGAAAGGACTGCTATGAATTTGAAAAAATATTTTGAGAAGCCTGCAAATGAACGTGAACTTTCTAAAGGTGAAGAAAAGGAAAAAGAACGTATTGTAAAAGGTATGAAAAAAGCAACTAAAGATTTCAAAAGCCGTTATGGTGACGATTATAAGGCGGTTATGTATGCTACTGCTACAAAACTAGCAAAAGAAGGCTACGACCTAACAGCAGACGGATATGAGCATTTAAACCACCATCCTTTGACACAGGGTAAAGCACCTCCACAAGTAAAAGAGAATGATTTAAATGAATTTGTTGAAAAAGAAGGTACCATACATATTGGAATTTTAAGACCTGTACAAAGACACAGAAGTTGGGATAAGTTAGCAAAGCAGATTGAAAGAGTTACAGAAGGTAATTATGCACCGCTTACAATAGACAAACTAGGCTTTATTGTTAATGGTCATCACAGATACGATGTGCTTAAAATGATGGGCGAAACACAGGTAAAAGTAAGACTTATGAAGGGTACTTTAAAAGAAATATTAAAGTTAATGCAGGATAAATAGTACTATGCGTTTAAGAGAACTTACAAGTGTTAGAGAAACTGCTACACCAGGTGCAACTGTGGCTGGTAATATTGCTACTGTGGCAAATCCACATATTGCAAACAGCAAAAAGAAGCCTAAAAAGCAGAAACCAACTGATAATGCACTAGATATGAAAGATGTCTCTTTATTTGGTGCGCCGATGAAAAGAACATAAATACTAGTAAGGAAGTGATAAAATGAGCAAAGAAGAAAAACAAAAACTTAGAGAAGGTTTAGCAGATATGGCTCAAAAAGTAGAGTCAGATCACGAAGTGCAAATGGCTAGATCAGATCTTTACAAGACTGCAAAATATTCAATCAAGTTACACGAGATGCTTAAAAATGTATCTGAAGCAGAAGGCTTAGATGGCTGGGTAGCGGCTAAGATTACTAAAGCGGCAGACTACTTAGGTTCAGTTTATCATCACTTAGACTATCAAATGAAGTACGAAGAAGCAAGTATCGGCGAAGGTAAAAAGAAAGACCAAGACGGTGATGGCGATATTGATTCAGATGATTACATGAAAGCAAAAGATAAAGCAATCAAAAAAGCAATGAACAAAAAAGACGAATCAGTGTTTGTTGCATACAAAAATACACTAGCATCACAATTATCTAAAAAACTAGGAGAGTAAGTTGAAACTTGAGGACTTAACAGAAGAGTTCGAAGGAATCAATGAAGCACCCCCAGGCGGTTGGCTCAATACCAAAGCGATTGCAGGTAAGGCCGATCAAGCAGTACGTACTGGAGCAGTAGGTAACTTCCTAGGTAAATTAAACAAAGCAGTAAATAAAAAGTTTTCCAGAGGCAGTGATATGAACGTGCCTGATGCCGGTATTAAAGACAAAGAAACAGATGATTATATTCAAGGCAAACAACCCGCAACAGCAAAGCCAAATGCTAAAGCATCTGCTAAAGCATCTGCACCTAAAGTAGGAACTGTTAAACCAACAGTGGCTAAAGAGCCACCAGTAAACAGTCCAGACAAATTAAAAGTAGGCAGTGGTTTTAATAGTAAAGGTGTAGTATACACTTGGACAGGTACAGACTGGAAATCAACAGATGGAAAAACAACACTCAAACCAAATGATGGGTGGAATAAATTTAAAAACGCTCAGTCAAAAGGACAAGCATTTTTAGGTGATAGTTATAATCCATATTTTGATCCAAGTATTGCAGAGGCACCTCCAGCGCCAGGAATGGATCAAGCACCAGCAAAACCAGATCCAAAAGTTACACAACAGGTTGCTCAAAAGGCAACTGCGTTAAAAGGTGTAATGGGTGGTAAAGGCAGTGGTGCAATGGTGGCAAAAGGACTTGATAAAGTTGCCGCAGGAGAAACACTACCACCAAATATTATCAAAGCAATAGCCCCGTATGCTCAGGGCATCCAAGCAATACTTTCAAATCCTCAACTAATGACCAAGTTCAAACAGTTGATGAAACAAGCACAATCTCAATAAATAAAATAAATACTATTATTAATTAAACCGAGGAGTACTATGGCTTTTCTAGTGCATAACCTACCGCCAATTGAAGTATATGTAAAGAAAGAATACTTATACGATTTGCAAAAAGGTCATGGGGAACTTACTCCTGGTATATGGATTAGTATAAGAAGCATACAAGGTAAAGCACTTTACTTCGAAACATTACTCACAGAATATGGAGCACTATTTGATAAACTACCAATCAGTGCTTTTGTGTGGAAAACAGATTACAATCCTGAAGATCAACTTTCGTTAGATACATTACAGATATGGGATTGCTTTGATTACGATATCACAGTAATTAAAAAACCAATGTTATGTGATTGTGAATTCTTTGGCAAAGATAAGAAAATGCACAAGGGTGAATATATGTTTACTCTTGATACTTGCCATAGAGATAACAACACAATAGATACTAACTTTTCAGAACACGATCCTGAACACAAATCCTTTAACGTAATTAAATTAGACAATGGTCAATTCGCGGCTCAACCTAACAATAGAGTTATTTGGACTGATCAAAGTTTAATCCCTGAGAAACGTTTGATGCCAGACTTTAAAGTTTGTTCACAAAACTATACAGTCGAAAACACTCCTAAATGGTCAGTAGGTCATACTGACGAATGGCAATACAAAACAAAGGACGAGGAAAGTGGATCCAGTTAAACGCAAAGAAGCATATAGACTTTTTTGGATTGTAAAAGGACATTTTAACGCCACAGAATCTTGTATATTAGGTTGCTATGATAGTTATTTAAAACGTGTATGGTCAAATGAAGAAGCATACATATATGAAGAAGGTTTTGAGGAGGCCTATGCAAAAGTAAATGGCAACGATATATGACGATACAGAAGAAGACATTTATTGGCAGAACGCAGACCCTGACGAACTTTGGATATACGACAAATTAATTTTATCACGTAAACTAGGATATACCTGTGGTCCAGCAGGTATAGATGTACCTAAACCAAACTTTTATATTGTTAAACCTTGTGTCAATGTACTAGGACTTGGACTTGGTGCTAAAAAAGTTACACTTGAAAAATACACAATGCATTTACCACACGGAAGTTTTTGGTGTGAATGGTTTGAGGGTAGACACTTGTCTGTAGATTATAGATATGGTGAGCAGTGGTTGTGTGTAGAAGGATTTAAAAAGAAAAGTACTTTAATTAAATGGGACAAATGGGTAAAGACAGATGATGTTGTACCTTTGCCAAAAGTTTTAGAACAGTTCAAGAACAAACCAATTATCAACTGCGAGTTTATTGGTGGGAAATTAATTGAAGCACATTTTAGATCCAATCCAGACTTTCCGGACAATAGAAAAGAATTTATTCCTGTGTGGGAAGGACAAGATAAAAATCCTCCTAAAGGTTACCAATACATAGATTATCCAGATGTCCATGGACGTATAGGTGCTTTTATTAAATACTAGCATGGACCCCCACGTACAGCATTTACAATTTTTGGAAACAGCAGAAGTGTTTACAGGAATGTATCCTGATGCAGAAGTTGTCAGACCAGTTCTTACAAGTAAGATAAAAGAACAAGGTGATCAGCAATATAGAAAAACAAATGTAAAAGCAGATATGACTAAATGGACAATGCAAAACGATGTTGAGTTCAAAAAAATTATAGACTTTGCTATTGAGTTGATTACAAATGGATCTAATCCATTACCGCAAGGTGAATTTTTTGCAACTGATTGTTGGGGTGCAGTTTATAGACAAGGTGAAGAAACTTTACCACACGCACATCATCCTGCTACATGGAGTTTTGTTTATTATGTAGATGCTAGTCCATTTTGTGCACCTTTGGTATTTCCTACTGCCGAAAGAGCAATTAAACCAGAAACAGGTTTAATTATTATTTTTCCAGGTTGGGTAAGTCATAGTGTGCCAAAACAAGAAATTGATAAAGAAAGAATTATTGTAAGTGGGAATATTGCAATTAAAAGACCACAAGCAACTTGACACAAAGAGAATTATAGTATATAATACAAACACTAATTAGGAGAAAACAATGAGCGATAGAGTATATGGAGCCGAAGAGAAAGCAAAACTTGAACGTCTCGTAAATGAAGGCGTAACAGTTATGCAAGAAGTTGAAGACCTTAGCATGGGTCTTAAAGATACTGTAAAAGCAGTAGCAGAAGAACTAAACATCAAACCAGCATTGATTAACAAAGCGATCAAAGTTGCACACAAAGGTGACTGGGGCAAAGTTTCAAGTGATTTTGAAGATTTAGAAACACTAGTTGTTACAGTCGGCAAGGACAAGTAAGTTTTGAACGCGGTAATTAATTTTTGGAAAATAAGTTATAACACAGATCCAATAGCATTTTACTTTGAAATGGTTAGTGCAATAGCAGTAATCATAGGAAGTGCTATTCTAACCTGGACAGTCTTATTACCACGACCTGATATTTTTATCCCATTTTATTGGATAGGTAGTGTAGCAGGATTTATAGGAGCATGGCGTAGAAATAGTGCTTGGATTGTTGTACTTACCGCGTGGTTCATTACTATGAACACAATAGCACTTTGGAGATTGTTTGGATGATTTATATGGTTGACATAGACGGAACTATATGTTATACTGAAGGTAATAATTATGAAGATAGTCGACCAATACAAGACCGTATTGATCACTTTAATAAGTTATATGAAGAAGGCAACGAAATACATTATTGGACAGCCAGAGGAGCAAAGTCAGGCACAGACTGGCAAGGTTTTACAAAGGCACAATTACTCAGTTGGGGAGTTAAGTTTACTACCCTTAAATTAGGCAAACCACATTACGATATATGGATAGATGATAAGGCACAAAATGACAAAGAATATTTTAGAAACAAAAGGTACACAGGCTAAACCATATCAAGGATTAGCATGGTTGTTTACCGCTACACTAATAGGAGCGGCAACAATGGCGGCATTTAACTTATACCCTTGGTATAGTTATGCATTTACTGTTTCCAACTTGGGTTGGGTATTAGTAGGTTATCTTTGGAAAGAAAAGTCCTTGATTGTTTTAAACGCAGGACTTACAATAATTTATATTATTGGTCTAGTCAGTGACTGGATTTATTAGAGCAAGGTACAGTCGGCCACAAGCGACAGTTTGGTATTTGTCAGCCTCAAATGACATACAGGAGAAAAAATGAGTTACGTAGATGCAATTTTTGATCGAGACCAAGACATTATTAGAGTCGTTGAACGTAAAGATGGCAAAAGAAGTTATCAAGAATTTCCAATAAAATATACATTCTATTATAAAGATCCTAAAGGTAAACACAAAAGCATCTTTGGTGATCCGCTTACAAGAATAGTTGCAAGAAATACAAAACAATTTAGAAAAGAACTTGCTATTAACAAAGGCAAGGACTTATTTGAAAGTGATGTCAATCCAATATTTCAATGTTTAAGTGAAAACTACTTAAACGTAGATGCTCCTAAACTTAATGTAGCATTTTTTGATATTGAGACAGACTTTGATCCAGAACGTGGATTTGCTGATCCAAGCGATCCGTTTATGCCAATTACTGCAATCACTGTACACTTACAATGGTTAGACGCACTTGTTACGTTTGCTATGCCTCCTAAAGGACTTACTATGGAAGAAGCAAAAGAACAAGTAGCAGAGTTTGATAACACATATCTATATGACAATGAAGGAGATATGTTACAAGCATTTTTAGACAGTATTCAAGATGCAGATATTTTAAGTGGTTGGAACAGTGAAGGTTATGATATTCCTTATACTGTGAATCGTGTTGCTAGAGTATTAAGTAAAGATGATACAAGACGTTTTTGTTTATGGAAACAACTGCCTAAGAAAAGAGAATTTGAAAGATATGGTCGTAAGAGTGAAACTTATGATCTAGTTGGTCGTGTACACTTAGATAGTTTAGAACTGTATAGGAAATACACATATGAAGAAAGACACACTTATAGACTTGATGCTATTGGTGAAATGGAAGTTGGTGAAAATAAAACAGTTTATGAAGGTACATTAGATCAACTTTATAACAATGACTTTAAAAAGTTCATTGAATATAATAGACAAGACGTTGCACTACTTGATAAACTTGATAAGAAACTAAAGTTTATTGATTTAAGTAATGAACTTGCACACGCCAATACTGTGTTGCTACAAACTACTATGGGTGCTGTCGCAGTTACAGAACAAGCAATTATCAATGAAGCACATCATAGAGGACTACAAGTTCCTAATAGAGTACACAGAGAGCCAGGTAGTGATCCGGCGGCAGGTGCTTATGTGGCGTTTCCTAAAAAAGGTGTACATAAGTGGATAGGTTCAATGGACTTGAATTCACTATATCCATCTGTTATTAGAGCATTGAATATGGATCCGGCAACTATTGTTGGACAACTAAGGCCAACTGATACACAGGCATTCATTGAAGATCAAATGACATTACAGAAAAAGTCATTTGCAGGTGCTTGGGAAGGTAAGTTTGGTACACTAGAATATGAAGCAGTAATGGAGAAACGTAAAGATGTTGACATTACTATTGATTGGGAGAATGGTGATGCACAGGTTTATAGTGCCGCAGAAGTTCATAAAATTATTTTTGATAGCAACAATCCTTGGATGCTTACTGCTAATGGAACCATACTTACAAATGAGTTTGATGGAGTTATACCTGGACTACTAAAACGTTGGTATTCAGAACGTAAAGAATTGCAGGCTATGAAAAAGAAAGCCATTGAAGCAGGTAATAAAATCGAGATTGCGTTTTGGGATAAAAGACAACTTGTTAAAAAGATTAACCTAAATAGTTTATATGGTGCAATTCTAAATCCAGGATGTAGATTCTTTGACCCACGTATTGGACAATCTACTACACTTACTGGTAGACAAATTGCAAAACATATGGCGGCAAAAGTAAATGAAGTTATTACAGGTACATATGATCACGTAGGTAAGAGTGTGATATATGGTGATACAGACTCTGTGTATTTTAGTGCATTTCCTATACTAAAGGCAGACATAAACAACGGCAATATTCCTTGGACAAAAGATAGTGTTATTAAGTTGTATGATCAAGTATGTGGAGAAGCAAACAAATCTTTTGAAGACTTTATGATGAAAGCATTTCATTGTCCAAAGAGCAGATCAGATGTTATTGCGGCAGGTAGAGAAATTGTTGCAGAAACAGGATTGTATATTACAAAGAAAAGATATGCCGCACTAATTTATGATGAAGAAGGTGAACGTAAAGACGTTGAAGGTAAGCCAGGTAAAGTAAAAGCAATGGGTCTTGATCTTAAACGTTCTGATACTCCTGTGTTTATGCAAGAGTTTTTAAGTGAACTTTTGATGATGGTGTTGCAAGAAAAAACTGAAAAAGAAATATTAAATCGTATTACAGAATTTAGGACAGAATTCAAACTAAGGCCAGGTTATGAAAAAGGCTCACCTAAACGTGCAAATAAAATTGGCGAGTATTTAAGAAAAGAACAACGTGATGGTAAGACTAATATGCCTGGACACGTTAGAGCAAGTATCAATTGGAATAATTTAAAACGTATGAACGGTGACAAATACAGTCAAGAAATTGTTGACGGTATGAAAGTTATTGTTTGTAAACTTAAACAGAATCCATTAGGTTATACTAGTGTTGCTTATCCAACAGATGAACTACGTATTCCTGATTGGTTTAAAGAACTTCCATTTGATGATGATGCAATGGAAAGTACTATTATTGATAATAAACTAGACAACTTAATTGGTGTGCTAGAATATGATATTAATAGTACACAACAAAAAAATACTTTTAATAACCTATTTGACTTTGGGGAGTAATATGAAACTTAAAAAAGAAAGAAATAAACTTGAAAGAAAACTAGATGAGTACAATCATACTATGGAACTAATTAGAACTATTGTACCTATTGCAGTTTTAGTTTTACAAGTAATAATTTTAATGAAGTTGGTGTAATATGGCAACACATGGAATGATAGACTTAGAAACACTTGGAGTTAATCCTGAGTGTGCTATCCTTACAATAGGAGCAATAAAGTTTGATCCTTATAAAGAAGAAGAACCACATTCAGGTCTTTATCTAAGAGTAGATGTTGATGAACAAACTGCTATGGGTAGAGAAGTAGATGAAAACACTTTAGAATGGTGGGGTAGACAAGAACCACACATTAGGGAAGAAGCACTAGGTGATCATGACAGAGTAAGTGTTGATGAACTTACTAAAACATTAAACAAGTGGTGCGTTGGTTTAGATGAACTTTGGTGCCAAGGTCCTTTGTTTGATTATGCTATCTTACAAAATTTATACAAGCAACTAGGCAAACCAGCACCGTGGAACTATTGGCAGATACGTGATAGTAGAACTGTGTTTAGTATGATGCCAAGTGATCCACGAAAAGCAATACAAGAAGATGCTCACAATGCCTTGGCAGATTGTTATTACCAAGCAAAGTGTATACAGTCTACTTTTAATCATTTTGGAGTAAAGAAAAGATGAGATATCAAGCAGAAACTTGCAAACTTGTAAAAGGAAAAGATACTATACAATTTGTTATAAAAGAAGAAACTGCTCATATCACTTACTATTATGTATATAATGATTTCAAAGAAGAATTAACTTGTAGTGTAAATGATGCTAACGATAGATTTGAAAATGCAATAAAGGCAGGATATAAAAAGAAATGAAAGATCATCTAATGGTACAACAACAAGTAGATAATGTATGGCAACATATGGTTGGTGTTATTTGCCTTAACTTAACTAATCGTAAACAAGTTAAAGCAGTACTGCCTAAGTTCTTTGCTAAATGGCCTACACACAATGCCTTACTTCATGCAACTAAGAATCAAATAGAAGAAGTAATTGCTCCATTAGGTATGCGTAAAGTAAGAGCAGAAAGATTGTATCGAATGAGTGAACAGTTTGGTGATTGGGATGGAGAAGATGCTACAGAACTATATGGCATAGGCAAGTATGGTTCCGACAGTTACGAGTTATTTTACAAAAAACGTATTCCTAACAATGTAGGTGATCACGAATTACAAAGATACATTAGAGAAGAATTTGCATGAAAATATTAGTTACAGGTAGTAAAGGATTTGTAGGCAGTGAACTAGTAAAACATTTACTAGGGCATCAAATTTATACTATTGATAAAAGTGCCGGACAAGATTTACTTACTTGTGATTTAAACTATGAAGTTGATGCAGTAATTCATTTAGCGGCAAGTAGTGGAATTAGACCAAGTCTAGTTGATCCAGATGCTTATTGGCGAAACAATGTATTAGCAACCAAAAGATTATTTGAGCATTTTAAAAATACAAAAATATTATATGCTAGTTCGAGTACTGCAAAAGAACCTGATAGAAATCCTTATGCACTTTCAAAATATACAGTTGAACGCATGGCGCCAGAAGGTAGCATAGGATTGCGTTTTTGCACTATATACAATGACAGTCAGCAAAGGCCCAATATGTTTATACCTCGTTTATTTAGAAAAGACATTTCATTTATTAACACAAACCATAAAAGAGACTTTATCCATATAAGTGATGTTTGTGAAGCAATTAAATTTTTATTAACACAACAAGTTTCAGGAGTATTTGATATTGGAACAGGTATCAGTACACCTTTAAAAGAGATTACCGACTTTTTCAACATAAAGGTTGAAGAACGAATTGGTGATGAACACGAAAGGTTAGATAATATTGCTGACATTTCGAAATTACGAGATTTAGGTTGGGAACCAAAAGTAAAACTTTTTGAATACCTTAAACAAAAAAGAGACTTGACTTTTCCACAAAACCTAAATATAATAAACAATTAACAGGAGAAAACCCAATGAAGGACATTTTACAAGATATTGTTGCTCATACACATTCCTTAGGTTTCTTGAATCTAGTGAAAGTTACAAGTGACGATCAAGCAACAGGTATCGAAAGTATGGCAGAAGATAGAAGTGTTATCTTAACTGCGAATACAAATAGCAACGTTACAGAATTTAACGGTGTGTTTGGTATGCCTAACTTAGACAAGTTAGCATTACACTTAAAGAATCCAGAGTATCAAAAGAATGCAAAGATTTCTGTAGAACAACAGGAAAGGAACGGAGAAACAGTTCCTACACATATTCACTTTGAAAACGAAGGCGGTGACTTTAAAAATGATTATCGCTTTATGAACAAAGCAATTATTGAAGAAAAACTTAAGAGTGTTAAGTTTAAAGGCGCAAGTTGGGAAGTAGAATTTGAGCCAAGTGTTGCTAGTATCAATAGAATGAAATTACAAAGTGCGGCACATACAGAGGAAACTGTGTTTAATGTTAAAACAGACAACGGTAACCTTGTGTTTGCATTTGGTGATCAAAGCACACACGCAGGTGAGTTTATTTTTCAACCATCAGTAGGTGGTGAACTAAAACACACTTGGAGTTGGCCAGTAACACAGGTTCAAGCAATACTTGGACTTGATGGTAAAATTAATATGAAGATCTCAGATCAAGGTGCGATGCAAATTAGTGTAGATAGCGGACTTGCTAACTATGATTACATTTTGCCAGCACAATCTAAATAGGAGTTGTATGACGAGTGTTGATGAAAGAGACAGTGATGCTACTTGGGAAAATGAACAAAGTATGGTTACAATTCCCCTAAAGGAGTATGACAAACTTCGTGAAAGACAAAAGTATATTACTGATAGAGATATGATTGCAGTGATAGACAAAATCGAAGAACTTGTAAGAGCACTAAGAAAACACATTGTAAGGACGGAACTAGATTGAATACTAACCTAACACAAGAGCAAAAAGACTACGCAATTTTTCTTCCAGCGATTAGCGGATTCTTTGCAACCTTCATTGGTAAGCAACGTAGAGAAGAATATGTAGAAAAGTCACGAATACCATCTAACTTTCCAAATGAAGTAGAAAGCATGAACTGGCTAAATCCTAGCAAGAGTATGTTTGAATACAAATGGAGTTTGTACTCGGCAGGACACGCCGACTTAGATGTTAATAAAGATGTTTCTAAAGAACTAATGGTACGTGATCGTGATAGACAAAACTCTTGGTTGTTAGGTGATTCAGGTGGTTTCCAAATAGGTAAGGGTGTATGGGAAGGTGACTGGAAAGATCCTAATTGCCCTAAAGCAAAAAAGAAACGTGAACAAGTTTTAACTTGGATGGACGCATACATGGATTATGGTATGATACTTGATATTCCGGCTTGGGTATCTCGTTCTCCTGCGGGTGTAAAAGCAACAGGTATTAGTACATATCAAGAAGCAGTAGCGGCCACTAGAATAAACAATGATTACTTTATGAAAAATCGTAATGGTAATTGTAAGTTCTTAAATGTATTACAAGGTGAAAATCATGCTGACGCAGAAGATTGGTATCAGCAAATGAAAGACTACTGTGATCCTAAAAAATATACAGATCACTTTAATGGTTGGAGTATGGGTGGACAGAATATGTGTGATATTCATCTTGCTCTTAAACGTCTTGTTGCATTACGTTTTGATGGATTACTTGAAAAAGGTAAACATGACTTTATGCACTTCTTAGGTACAAGTAAACTAGAGTGGGCAACACTTCTTACAGATGTACAAAGAGCAGTAAGAAAATATCACAATGAAAACTTTACAATTACATTTGATTGTGCAAGTCCTTTCTTGGCAACTGCAAATGGTCAAGTATATTGTGAACTAGAAACAAAAGACAGAACCAAATGGGTTTACAGAATGGTGCCTAGTATTGATGACAAGGCACTTGCAACGGATACAACACCTTTTGCTGATGCTTTTGTTAGAGAAGGCAAACATTCAAGTTTCTTAGATAGTCCTATTACTAAAGGACTTAATGCTAAAGATGTTTGTATATATGCACCAGGTGACCTAAATAAAATAGGTAAAGAAGGTAAAACAAGTTGGGATAGTTTTAGTTATGCAATACAAATGGGACACAATGTTTGGATGCACATCAACGCCGTCCAAGAAGCAAATAGACAATACGACAATGGAATCATTCCGTCAATGCTTGTGGAAGAGCGGTTTGACAGGTTATTTTTCCGTGATGTTGTGGAGGCAATATTCGCAACTGACAACAGAGACGAAGCGAATGCAGTAATAGAAGAATTTTCAAGATTCTGGATGTCAATTATTGGCACTAGAGGAGCAACAGGTAAACGAACTATTAATGCAAGTACGCAGTTCGCAAACCTATTCGAGGAAACTTCAGACTCTGCTACAAAAACAGAACCTGCAGAGGAGTTTACTGAAGAAGAAAACAATAAACTGGAGGAACTAGAAAATGGCCCACAAATCTAAAAAGTTAGGCACATTGGAAAAAGAGTTCACTTACTATCATAAAAAAGTTGAACAAATGGAAAAAGAACGTAGGCAAGATAGATCATGGACAGGCAAAGAAATATTACAAAGGCATAAGAAAATTAAACTAGCGATAAAAGATGCAATCGAAGATGTTAAAAAAACCTTGGGACTCAATAGATCCTAACGAAGTAGGAATGGAGACTACTCCATTATTTACTACTCCGTTTTCGCGGGAGAATCTAACTATTAACAATAATAGTTTGATGAAGTATGCCTACAAAAAAGCAGGTCCAAACAATCAAAGCAGTCACTTAAATTTACATGACAAAGAACTTTCGGATTTACTTGAAGCAGTAAACTTACATTGTAAGAAGTTAACAATGCTTTGGGGTTTAGTAGAAGATTGTGAAATAAAAGTTAATCAAGCATGGTTAAATGTAACACGACCTTTAGAACATCCACAGAACATTAATGAAACTCATATGCACCCAAGACACTTTACAGCCTGTGTATATTATATTAAAGCAGATCAAAACTGTGGCGATTTGGTTTTATTTCCACCAGCACAGACTACTGAATATGCTTTACCGCCAAAACTAGTTGGTATGGGTAATGAATTTAATGGTACAAGATATACTGTGACACCAAAAGAAGGAATGCTTATTAGTTTTCCTGGGTGGATAAATCATCAAGTAAAAGATAACTTTAGCAATAATGATAGAATTAGTATTGCTTTTAATTGCGATTTGTCAGGATCTGCTCTTGACAATCCAACACTATGAGGTTAATATAATAATATGAAAAGAGATTATGCATCAGGTGTAGACGAAAATGTAGTTTATTTCACAGGGTTTGAAGTAGAAAGAACTCCTGCATATGACATGGACACATTGTTTGTTGTAGGTTGTAGACCTTTAGAAGAAGTTATTGCCAAAGCAGAAGAAACACACGTAGATCATATCTATCTAGGTGCTAACCAAAGTTTTGTTCCTAAAGAAGATTGGGAAGAACTAGTTTATGGTTTATTGGATAAGAAGTATATGGTTACTTTAGATTATGATGTAAAATATCATGATTGGGTGCTAGAAAATGGATTCAATGAAAGACAGAACTTTATAAGTCAAATAAGCATTAAGTTGCCTTATATAAATCAATTAAACTATAATGCTTGTATCAAAATTGATGATACAGACTTTAAATTTTCCAATCCAGGTGTATGGGTACATCAAATACACGACTTATTGGAACGTAAGAAATTCACAAGTTGGAGTGAATATGAGGAAGATAATCCGGTTGACAACGGAGGCAAAAGGTAGTATATTATGAGTATAACTGATAGATTAATACAAGAACAGTTTGAAAAAGACAGAAAAGATAAAACTATGAATACAGCAAAAAGAATGATTTGGGTTACTTTTAGAAAAGAAGGTATCCATAAATATCCGGCGGCATTAGATGATCCTAATCTAGCAACTGGTGATGAGTATGATGTGTCGTTTTTAGGTTATCCACACAGACACATCTTTCACTTTAAAGTCGCTATTTCTGTAACACACAATGACAGAGATATCGAGTTTATACAATTCAAGAGATGGTTAGAAAAACTTTATGAGGAGAAGACACTTGAATTAGATTATAAAAGTTGTGAAATGATGAGTGATGATTTGTACAATCAAATCAACACAAAATATCCTGGAAGAGAAGTTCATATAGATGTGTCCGAAGACGGAGAGAACGGTGCACATATTGAATACTACAAATAGAAGGAACCAGAAAATGAAGACCTACTGGGAAGAGCATCCAGAGATCGTAAAGATTTTCGACGATCTTGATTCTTACCGCTATTTTTGTCAAACGTATGGTTTTACGTTTGATGAAAAAGATTTGTATAATACTAAATCTAAGATTTGGCAATTATACTTAGATCCTTCCAAACTGCGTAAGCCAAGAAGGTTTGGAAACAAAAGGAGAATGCATTGACCATTTATATCGTTGACATTGAAGCAGTAGATACACGTTACACAAAGCAATGGAAAGATTATCTTCCAAAGCAATTAAAACGTGCAACTAACTCTAATGTCGAAGTTATAAGTGGAGGAGAGACGCCTCAGGCTACTACGCCTGGGGCATTTCTTAACTTTGGTGGGACAAATGTTTA